CGCAACGCCGGCACCAACGGCGGCGGCCTCGCTGGGAATGGCGGCGTCGGCGGCTACTACACGCAGAGCGGGGCTTCCTCCATGAAAGGCGGTGATTTCGGCGGCGGCGGCGGTGGCTGCAACTACGGCGGCGACCCGTCTTTCTGCGCCGGCGGCAACGGCTACCTGAAAATCGAATACCTGGGAGCGTAATCATGCACGCACGAATTGTTGACGGGGCTTGTGTGGAGTTCATCCAGCACAACCCCGAGGGCCTCTATCACCCGTCCATTCGCTGGGCGCCGGTGCCGGCCTTTCTGGAGCGCTTCGCGGTGCTCGGCTACATCGAGCAGGAGGGCACCGCTGCGCCACCCTCGCTCGACTTCCTGCGCGAGCAGGTAAAGGCCCTGGCCACCAGCCAGCGCAAGCAGGTCGAAACCGCCGGCATCACCCTGGCCGATGGGTCCCGTATCCTGACCGCGAAAGACGATCAAGACCGGATCGACACGGCGCTGGCCAACATGGAGCGTTATGCGATCAAGTCGGTCGACTTCAAGGCGGCCAGCGGCTTCGTGACGCTGGACTATGACCAACTGAAAGTGATCGGCGCCGCCGTGGTGGCGCACGTACAGGGCTGTTTTTCTGCCGAAATGAGGCATCACGCGGCTATCGACGCCCTGCAGGATGCCGAGGCGGTCGCGAGCTACGACTATTCGTCCGGCTGGCCAACGGGCAAGGCGGCGCCGGCAGAGTCCACCGCGTGATCGTCCGCCTCGCGCTGTACAAGGCGCCGGGCGGCTCCTACGATCGGGCCATCCGCGCCTGGACGCGCAGCCCCTACTCACACTGTGAGCTGGTGCTGCCGGACGGCCGCTTTGTCAGCAGCTCGCCCAGGGACGGCGGTGTGCGCGCCAAGGTGATCGAGCCGGATCCGGCGGTTTGGGACTTTCTGCCCCTGCCCTGGATCCAGCCCGCCCACGTCGAGCAGTTGCTCAAGCAGGAAGCCGGGGCGGGTTACGACTGGCTGGGCATCCTGGGCAGCCAGATCCTGCCGGCCGGCATCCAGAGCCGGTCGCGCTGGTTCTGTTCGGAGTTCTGCGCCCGCCTCCTGAAGCTGGAGCAGCCCCAGCGCTACAGCCCAGGCCAGCTTGCCGAAACCATACAGTGGGCACACGGGGTACTTCGCACTACTTCATGAGGTCTTTCATGACAATTTGAGTTATTGTCACGCGCTCGAGACAAGGAGGCCTCATGCGCGAGATAACCCATCGGATCAAGCTCTATAACAGCCGACTGAAAGTTCAATCCCAACTCTTGGCAAGCAGCCTAATTTTCAAACTACTGCTAGCTCAAATTATCCTTTCGGTAACAGCGATTGGAATCTATGCGATAGAAAGGTTTTGGAGTGGGGACACGACTTACGCTTTTCTACCATTTTGGGTTCTATTGACCGAAATAGCTTTTATTCCAGGCTTCTTTCAGCTCGCAATAATGAGAGAGTACGCCCGAGATAGAGCATTACACCCTGGGTCACCCACCCACTCGCTGCCTATCATGTATGAGCGATCGCGCCAACGAAAATTGAATTGCCTACGATCTGTCTTCGGCGGACCCATTTGCCCTAAATCTCTTGCTGATGACCTTAGAGAAAAGTGGGAGTGGTCGAAGACCTTGAAGAGCCAAATCAGGAATACCAGCGGCATCCAGGTCAAGGGGTTCTTCCGCCTTCCTTCCTCGGCAGTATTGGCGGGCTATCTGATTGGCATTGCAGGTATCGCGGTCACTTTGGTAGTCACCTTGCTCCAACGTGAGGAGACCCTCGCTTCTCTTCCAGAATCATGGTCAATTTTCAAAACACTCATGTTTTTCGCATTCACTCTTGGTCTAGTTCCTATTGTTGCCTTCCTCGTTCTAGTTCCAGCGATCTGGAATGGCCTCATAGACTCAGGGCTTGGCATCAGAGAGAGCCTAGATGACGATTACCTTAGCGATAAGTCATTCTTCCTATTCATAGGACAGTTAGCTGAACTCCACGAGACCAGGGAACCTCGACTGTTATTAAAAACCAGCCGTAGGGTTCGTATGCTGACTCTTCTACTTACCTCACCGATTTCAGATCTGCGGAAGACATTACGGGAAGCACGAGCGACTGAGGCAAACGACGAAAGTGATCAGCGCCGCATCAGCGATAGCTTGTAAAAGCTAGCGCTACAAAAGCTACACCGCGCATCCCGCGCGCGGATCCGCCAGCCTGTGCAGCGTCACCTACCTACCTGCGCAGGCTTACCCTTCATGGCTGACTTCCATCACGGCGTGCGTGTCCTCGAGATCAATCAGGGCACCCGCTCCATTTCCACCGTTTCCACCGCCGTCATCGGCATGGTTTGCACCGGCAGTGATGCCGATGCCACCACCTTCCCGCTCGACACGCCCGTCCTGCTGACCAACGTCCTGGCCGCTGTCGGCAAAGCCGGCACCAAGGGCACCCTGGCTCCCTCTCTGCAGGCGATCGCCGACCAGTCCAAGCCCGTCGTGGTCGTGGTCCGCGTCGCAGACGGCGCCAGCGCGGCTGAGCTGCAATCCAACCTGATCGGCGGCGTCTCCGCGGCTGGCAAGTACACCGGCATGAAGGCGCTGCTCGCGGCCAAGGCCAAGCTCGGCGTGACGCCGCGCATCCTGGGCATTCCCGGGCTCGACACCCAGGCCGTGACCACCGCCCTGCTGCCGATCGCCAAGCAGCTGCGCGCCTTCGTCTACGCCAGCTGCTATGGCTGCACCACCAAGGAAGAGGCCGTCGCCTACCGCACCCAGTTCAGCGCCCGCGAGCTGATGCTCCACTGGCCGGACTTCCTGGCCTGGTCCACCACCGACAACAAGACCGTCACCGCGGCCGCCACCGCCCGCGCCCTGGGCCTGCGCGCCCAGATCGACCAGGAGACCGGCTGGCACAAGACCCTCTCCAACGTCGCCGTGGCCGGCGTCACCGGCGTTTCCAAGGATGTCTTCTGGGACCTGCAGAACACTGCCACCGACAGCGACTACCTCAACGGCAACCAGATCACCACGCTGATCAACCACGAGGGCTACCGCTTCTGGGGCTCGCGCACCTGCAGCGACGACGCGCTCTTCACCTTCGAGAACTACACCCGCACCGCCCAGGTGCTGGCCGACACCATGGCCGAGGCGCATTTCTGGGCGGTCGATCGCCCGATGCACCCCAGCCTGGTGCGCGACATCGTCGAGGGCATCAACGCCAAATTCCGTGAGCTGACCCGCCAGGGCTACCTGCTGGGCGGCGAGTGCTGGTACGACGCCGACGCTAACGCCGCCAGCACCCTCAAGGCCGGCAAGTTGTGGCTCGACTACGACTACACCCCCGTCCCGCCGCTGGAAGACATGACCCTGCGCCAGCGCATTACCGACCGCTACCTGGCCGACTTCGCGACCCGTGTTAACGCCTGATCCTGATCACCCGGCGCCCCTACGGGCGCCCTCTGGAGAGCTGCCCCCATGGCCATGCCCCGCAAACTCAAGAACATGATGCTTTTCAACGACGGCCACTCTTACCTGGGCGTCGCCAAGTCCGTCACCCTGCCGAACCTCGGCCGCAAGATGGAAGCCTTCCGCGGCGCCGGCATGAACGGCCCCGTCAAAGCTGACCTGGGTATGTCCGACGACGGTATCCAGCTGGAATGGACCCTCGGCGGCCTGGACCTCACCGTCCTAAAGCAATTCGGCGCCGTGGGCGCCGCAGCCGTGCCCCTGCGCTTCACCGGCAGCTACCAGCAGGACGACACCGGCGAGGAGACCGCCGTCGAGATCGTCGTCCGCGGCCGTCACGAATCCATCGAGATGGGTGAAGCCGCCGCCGGCGAGGACACCGAGCACAAGATCACCACCGCGGGCAGCTACTACAAGCTGATCGTGGACGGCGAGACCGTGATCGAGATCGACCTCCTCAACTTCATCGAGATCGTTGGCGGCGAAGACCGCCTGGCCAAGCAGCGCGCTGCACTCGGCATCTGATCCCTCCCCCTTTCCTGGCTCTCGCGCCTATTACCTGGTGTACCACCATGAGCGATACCACCGCCGAGAACGTCGTCGTCCTGGACCAGCCCATCGTCCGCGGCGCCACCACCATCGAGCAGATCTCCCTGCGCAAACCCGACGCTGGCGCGCTGCGCGCCATCGCCCTGGCCGACCTGCGTCAAATGGACGTCAACGCGATCGTCCGCGTGATCCCGCGCATCAGCACTCCAACACTCACCGAGGCCGAGGTCCGGGCCATGGATCCCGCCGACCTGGTCGACGCCGGGAGTGTCGTCGCGAGTTTTTTGCTCAAGAAG